ATATAGACTGATAAAATTTGAACTGAAGGTTTAATTTTCTTATGGCAAAAGGATTTACAGTAAAAGCAAATGCACCAAAACCCAAAGAACAAGAATGGGATATTGATGCAATTAAAAGCAGAATGAAAGGAAAGAGTATTGTATTTTGTCTTCCTGGACGTGGATGTTCTTTTATCTTTCTGAAGAACTTTGTACAACTCTGTTTTGATATGGTTCAGAATGGAATGAGTATTCAGATTTCGCAAGATTACTCATCGATGGTTAACTTTGCACGTTGTAAATGTCTGGGAGCTAATGTACTTCGTGGACCAAAGCAAATTCCTTGGGATGGTAAATTAGAATATGATTATCAACTTTGGATTGACTCGGATATTGTCTTTGATACTAACAAATTCTGGCAACTTTGTGATCTTGCACTGAATGAAGATGGTGAGGAGAAGGAGATTGTTGCAGGATGGTATGCAACAGAAGATGGCCACACAACCTCTGTCGCACACTGGTTAGAAGAAGATGATTTCCGCAAAAATGGTGGAGTTATGAATCACGAAACTGTTGAGTCTATTTCAAAACGTAGAAAGCCCTTCACAGTTGATTACACTGGATTTGGTTGGGTACTGATTAAGAAAGGAGTTTTTGAAAATCTTGAATATCCTTGGTTTGCTCCTAAGATGCAAGTCTTTGAGTCTGGAAATGTTCAAGATATGTGTGGTGAGGATGTTTCATTCTGTCTTGATGCTAAAGAGGAAGGATTTGAGATTTGGTGCGATCCTCGTATTAGAGTTGGACATGAAAAAACTCGCGTAATCTAATGGATAAAAAATACAATCTTTTGTATAACGGTAGAAAACTTTATATGAATCTCAGTGCAGAAGAATGTACTGAGATTCTTCAAGAACTTTCAGAAAGTTATTTTTCTGAAATTGATGTTGATCCTAATTTAATCGAACTGGAGGAAATCTAATGGCACTTAATAAGACTATTTTTGAACCTGGGGCACCGAAGAAGACTCGTCAAGGAAAATCTTCTCGTACATTGCTTAGTGCAACCTCTCGTAATGGTAAGAAGAAAAAGTATCGCGGACAGGGTAAATGATACAAACGGTAATCTATATAATAACAATAAAGATTACCTAAAATGGAAGACTTTATAAGCGTAAAGGATGAATGGAATTCTATTCATGAAAATGACCTTTGGGTTTATAACAAGTTATTCTTAAATCATTGTCTAGGGCATCTCTGTGGACCTACAGGGGTGCCTGTTCCATATCCAGGGTATTATATCGTCCGACCGAGTATTAATTTACTTGGTATGGGACGATTTTCTCGTATAGAATGGATTGATAAAGACACGGAACACTTTCATCCTTCTGAGTTTTGGTGTGAAATATTCAAAGGAGATCACTTAAGTGTTGACTTTAGAAATAAAAAAGCAGAACTTGTGGTTATTGGCGAAAAATATGAAGAAGCCAACCTCTACAAGTGGAAGAGTTGGAAGAAAATTGAAAAAAATTTTGACTTTCCGGAGATATTAAATAACTTAAAAGGCGATTATGAGTGGATAAACTGCGAATTTATTGGAAATCATCTAATTGAAGTGCATTTTAGAAGAAATCCCGACTTTAGATATGGTAATACAGTTGCAATTCCAGTTTGGAATGATGAAAAAGTAGAAAATAAGCAAGATTTTACCTTTATAGAAGACCAAGATTACCTCAGAAGGGGGTTTTATATTAATTAACGGGATAGCAACCCCGTAAAAAGTTCTGATCTAACAAATCAGGAGTAAAAAAATGGATAGTAATGACCAAAAAATGCTCAGAGAGATTGCAAATGACGATTTGACGCCAAAAAAACACGATTTTCACCATCAAAATGAAATTCATGAGAAAATTCGCAATGATGAAGACTATGATGACTGGGAATATGGTACTGAACCCCTTTATGAATCAAAAAAACCATAATAAATAACCATATATTATAGTCTTACCAGTCTAAAAATGCCTATTGAAAGGATAAGCAAAGAATTTAAAGATATTAGTTTATCCTTTCAGGTGAATCCCCTGAATTTTGATTTGATTGCAATAAAAAATGAAACTGCAATTGCAAGATCAGTAAGAAATCTTGTACTAACTCAACCCGGAGAAAGATTTTTTAATCCAAATTTGGGTTCTAAGGTGAGTAGGTCTCTTTTTGAGAATATTGATGAGATTAGTGCTTCTATTATTAAGGATGAGATTGAAAATACAATAAGAAATTATGAGCCAAGAGTAAGTTTGATTGATGTAACTGTTACACCAAAATTTGATGATTATGAGTTTGACGTTAGAGTAAGGTATAACATAATTGGCGCAGATTTATTACCTCAGCAGTTATCATTTGCATTACAACCGACACGATAAATGACACTAGTAAATTTTACAAATCTAGATTTCGATCAGATAAAAACTTCAATTAGAGATTATCTAAGATCAAACTCAAAGTTTACTGATTATGATTTTGAGGGGTCAAACCTTTCAACAATCATTGATGTTCTTGCATACAATACATATATTTCTTCATATAATGCTAACATGGTTAGCAATGAAGTATTCATTGATAGTGCAACATTAAGAGAAAATGTTGTTTCTATAGCAAGAAGTATTGGATATACGCCAAAATCTAGGATTGCATCAAAGGCTAATATTTCTTTTTTCGTAGATACTTCTCTTACTACACCGTTAAAAAGGCCACTTACCCTGACCCTTAAAAAAGGTATTGTTGCAACTTCTTCTGGTTCTTTTGGAAATCAAAATTTTGTTTATTCGATTCCTGATGACATAACTGTTCCAGTCATAAATGGAATAGCAGAATTTAATAACGTGGTAATATATGAAGGTACATATATTACAAATAAATTTACAGTTGATTCATTAAATCCAAATCAGAAGTATATTCTAGATAATGCTAATATTGATAGTTCTTTAATTAGAGTTGAAGTCAGAGATGGTGAACTTGGCATAAGAAAGAAATATATTCAGGCAAATAATATTTTAGATATAGATTCCGAATCTAGAATATTTTTTATTCAAGAAATAGAAGATCAAAGATATGAGTTAATATTTGGAGATGGTGTATTTGGTAAAAGATTAATCAACGAAAATATTGTCGAAGCATCTTACATTGTTACTAGTGGAGAAAGTGCAAATGGTGTTTCTTCTTTCTTATTCAATGGAACAATACTTGATAATAACAACTTAGATGTTGCCGGTGGAATTTCACTGCTAACAACTAATCTTTCTTCTAATGGTGGTAGAGAAATTGAATCAGTAGATTCGATTAAAAAATACGCAACAAGAATATATGCAGCTCAGAATAGAGCCGTCACTGCAAGTGATTATGAAGCGATAATACCTTTAATATACCCAGAAGCAGAATCAGTTTCTGCATTTGGTGGAGAAGATTTAGACCCCCCTCAATTTGGAAAAGTTTTTATCAGTATTAAACCAGAGGGTGGATTTTTTATATCAAATGGAGTTAAGGATAATATTAAAAGAGAGTTGAAGAAATATGCAGTTGGTGGAATATTACCTGAAATATTAGATTTGAAATATCTTTCAATTGAAATACAAAGTAAAATATACTATAACAATAATCTAGCACCTTCCGCAAGTTTTGTTTCTGATGCTGTTTATAAGAATATACAAAAATACGTAAATTCGTCAGAATTAAACAAATATGGAGCAAGATTTAAATATAGCAAATTTTTAAAAATAATTGATGATAGTGATGAATCAATAACTTCCAATATAACTACAGTTCAAATTAGACGCAATTTAAAACCACTGTTAAATAGTTCTGCGACATATGAAATATGCTTTGGTAATAAATTTTATGTAAAAAATATTGAGGGGTTTAACATAAAATCTTCAGGATTTTTTGTAGAAGGTATTCAAGATCCCATCTACTTTACAGATTTTCCTGATCCAGGTGAACTGACAGGGATTATAAGTACTTTTAGATTAGACTCTCTTGATGGATTTAAAATTATCAATGATAATGTCGGAACAGTTGATTATGTAAAAGGCGAAATTAACATAAACAGTATTGAAATTTTAAACACTGTCAAAGAAGACGGCGAACCAATTATAGAAATTTCTGCAATTCCAGATTCTAATGATATTATTGGATTGCAAGACCTTTATTTAAATTTAAGTATAAATGACGTAAATCTAGAAGTAATACAAGATAAAATATCTTCCGGAGAAGATAGGTCAGGTTCAACCTACATAAAAACAACAAGTTACAGTAATGGTTCTATCATAAGAGAATAATATGTCAAATACAAGAGTTAAGATTGCTTCAATTGTACAAAGTCAACTTCCAGATTTTGTTAGAGAGGAATATCCACTTGTAAGTGAGTTTTTAAAAGAATATTATAATTCTCTTGAAGTAAAAGGGGGAACACTAGATGTTCTTCAAAATATTGACCAATATGTTAAAATTGATGAATTATCCAAATCTCTTTCTGGTAGAATAGTTACTGTAAGGCCAGCAGTTCCCCAATCATTTTTTGAAGTATCTGGAGGATTTTCAGTTGATGAATTAATAGTATTTAAAAATGGAACAAGATTGACCTTAGACATTGACTATTTTGTTTTTTCAAATACTCAGGTCTCATTTTCCGAGGCATGTATTAATGGTGATGTTATAGAATTTTATATTCAAACACCATCATCAACATTTTTAAAAAATGAAGTAGGGTTTATCGATGATACTATTAATGTTGAATCTACCTATGGATTTCCGGAGTCAAATGGAATATTAAGAATTAATTCTGAAATTATTTTATATAAAAGTAAGACAGACACTTCTTTTTTAGATTGTATAAGAGGTTTTAGTGGAATAACATCATATAGATCAGAAAATAATTTAGATCGGTTAACTTTTTCAACTTCTCAGGTGGAGACTCATGAAGAAAATTCCTCTGTTGAGAATTTAAGTCTTTTACTATTGAAAGAATTTTTATTAAAAATTAAAAAGCAATTAATACCTGGATTTGAAAATAAAAAGTTAGTCGATGGACTAAACGAAAAAACTTTTATAAAACAAGCAAAGGATTTTTATAGTTCAAAAGGAACAGAAGATTCTTATAAAGTTATTTTCAGAGCACTCTTTGGAGATAATATTAGTGTTTTGAGGCCAAAAGAGTATTTGTTTAAACCCTCCGATGCAAATTATAGAATAACAAAAGATTTAGTAGTAGAATCTATATCAGGAGATCCAATGTCTCTTGAAAATAGAACTCTATATCAAGAAGAATCTGAAGACTTTCCAAAAGCATACGGAACTGTTACAAAAGTAGAAAAGATACAGAGATCAAATAAAACATATTATGTATTGAGTTTAGATTCAGATTATAATAAAGATTTGAATGTTGATGGGAGTTTATTTGGAAATTTTAAAATACACCCAAAGACAAAATTAACTACAAATATTGATGTTAATTCAACAATATTAACTGTAGATTCCACAATTGGATTTCCATTATCTGGAGAATTGACATATTCCGTAAATGGTCAGGAATATGTCAATTTATACATTATTGAAAATGTTACACAATTTTCTTTGATTGGTGGTGATGGGGTTACAGTAGAAATACCAAAGGGAACAGATATTAGTATAAACACTTTTGCATTTTCTGAGTTCGGTGGAAATACTGTAAAAGTAAGAATTACTGGTGTTATCTCTGATGTTTCTTATGATGAGAATAATTATTTGATGTCCAAAGGAGATACTTTAAAAGTTAAAACTTTAGGTTATGAGGCGAAGGATGTTCTTGCTAATAATTGGATATTTAATATTCCCAACAAATTTAAAGTAAAGCAGATTATAGGTCCAAAATCATCAAATCAATCTTTAAATTTATTTTCATATGAAATAATAACAACAGATAAGCATAATTTTTACATTGGAGATGTTGCAAATTTAATTTCATCTGACAGTAATAATAGTGACTATATTGTAAGGGGTATTAACAACGAAAATTCAATAATTGTTGAAGGTCCACCAATAGAAAATTTAAATTTAAAGTTTTTTATAGAGAGAAAATTAATAAAGTCAAAATTTACTAACTTTGATTCTATAAATCAATATTCACCTAATGTACAAAATGTATACTTATCAAATAAAGATGGAGTTTTTGTCGCATCTAATTCACTACCAACTTATTTAAATGAAAATATTGACGTAGAAACCTCAGATATTATTTTTTCCGGAACCTTTAGTGGAGAAATTTTAGACATTAGTTCAGGAAATCCAAATAATTTTCATGGACTTTATACTGGAGATTCTATAGTTTATGTAAACAACTTTAATTCGTCAGAAAATACACTGGGAATTTTGGAAAAAGTATATTATGTAGAAAGAGTTGATAATACTAAAATAAAACTTGCCAACAGTCAATCTGATCTTTTTAAAAAAAGATATGTATCTATTGAGAATAGTGTATCAGTTACTAATAATATTTTCAAAAAAAATAAAATAAGATTCTTTACCCTTTCTCCTCAAAGTTATATAAAAAATATATCAGAACCAAGGGATGGAGAAAATTTAGAAACTCCTGTTGGTCCTATCGGAATATTTGTTAATGGTGTTGAGGCTTTTAGTTATAAGTCCGAGGATAGAGTTTATTATGGTGGAATTAATAAAATTGATGTGTTAGATGGTGGAAATGATTATGATGTAATTAGTCCACCAAACATTGAAATATTGGATCAAAATGGTTCTAATGCATCTGCATATGTTCAGGTTACGGGATCATTAAAATCTATTAATGTTGTTGATGGTGGATTTGATTATATTTCAGACCCCACAGTAACTATCACTGGAGGAAATGGATCTGGTGCAACGGCAAAAGCAAATCTAATCAGTTTTAGGCACAAAGTATCATTCAATTCAATCGAATCTTCAAAATTTGTCAATTTATCTACTAATACTATTGGATTTTCTACCTATCACAAATTTAGAGACAATGAGCAGGTAATATATTTGCCAAATGGACAAACTCCTGTTGGTGGATTAGTATCTAATTCTCAATATTATGTAAATGTTCAGGATTCTTTTAATGTAAGACTACATAAAACTCTAAATGACTGCATTTCGGGAATTAATACTGTAGATCTAACTTCTTATGGTGTAGGTATACATGAATTAGAAGCAAAAGCACCTAAGAGAAAAATTTCTAGTTTTTCTATAATTGATAGTGGATCTAACTATTCCAACAAAAAGACTTCGTGTCTTTCTTCTGGAGTAAGTACTGCATCCAATACAATAAACATTTTGGATCATGGATACAATACTGGGGAAATAGTAAAATACAATTCAACAGGTTCTGAAATAGGAGGATTGGAGAATGATAAATCATACTATGTCACAAAGGTGAATGATAATCAATTTAGATTATCTGAGGTTGGAGTTGGTTCTACCTCTAAAGATTTTTATTTTATAACAAATCAAACCATAAATTTGACATCGATTGGATCTTCGGAGCATATTTTTAATTATGAAGACATTGTAGTGTCTGTTAATGGGATAACAGGAGTTTCTACAAGAACAGGTCAAGATTTTAATGCAAGGATTAATCCAATTTTTAGAGGACCTGTTAGTAAAATTTTTGTAAGCAATTCTGGTGTTGGATATGGGTCATCTGAGATTATAAATTATGAAAGGCAACCCGATGTTGTATTGGGGATTGGAACAGGAGCACAACTTTCACCAATAATCAATAAAGGAAGAATAACCCAAGTTTTGGTTTTAAATGGTGGGAGAAATTACACTTCACCTCCTAATATTAATATTTTTGGGACAGGAGTAACGGCAAGTTTAGTTCCAGTAGTTAGTGGCGGAAGAATAGTAGATGTTAAAGTGCAAAATTCCGGAGTTGGATTTAGTACAATTGGCACATTTCTAGAAGTTGTTGATCCGGGCAATGGATTTAAATATAATTGCAAAATAAAATCATGGACTATTAATAAGGTTGAGAAAAATTTAATTTCTAACAAAATATTAGAAGATGATGGACTTTTGGATAGATCGCAAAATACAAATAATGGACTTCAATATTGTCATCTTTATGCTCCCAGAAAATTAAGAAGAAGTGTTCTTGGTGCGGATTTTGTAGACGGCAACAAAGTTTTAGTACAGGATTTGAATATTATTGATAATGTAGAGGTGAGATCGAGAACTCACTCTCCAATAATAGGTTGGGCTTATGATGGAAATCCAATATATGGTCCATATGGTTTTTCTTCACCTTCCGGTGGTACTATTAGGGAAATGAAACCGGGATATGTACAGAGAATTTCTGAAGATAGACCTGACCCAATATTAGAATCATCTGAAAGAATTTACCCACCTGGTTTTTTTGTGGAAGATTATAAATTTGATAATTCTAGTGATAGTGATCTTGATGAACATAATGGAAGATTTTGTGTAACTCCAGAATTTCCAAATGGAACTTATGCTTATTTTGCAACAATTAATGATGGGTCTACAGAAACTTCCGGGGTATTTAAAAACTATAAAAAGCCAGTATTCCCATATTTGATAGGTAATACATTTAAATCTATCCCAAATTCTTTAAATTATAGTCCAGAATTAACATCGCAAAAATCATTCAACTTTGATAGTTTTAGTTTATTAAGAAATACTACTCCATATAATCTTTCTAGTGAAAATTCTCAATATGATTTTATTTTTAATCCTTTGAAAATAAAAGAACCATTAGTAAAAATAGAATCGACTTCTTTATCCGCAATTAATGATGTTGATATAGTTTCCGGTGGAAGTGACTATAAAGTTGGAGATAAAGTAGTATTTGATAATACAAATACAAGTGGTTCAGATGCTTATGCTAGGGTCTCTCTCGTAAAGGGCAAGGAAATAAATTCTATAAGTTGTGCATCCACATCGTATAATAATGTAGAATTATACCCAATAAACGCGGGTTCTTTCTTGGCTTTTAGCCCTGTTCCACACAATCTTCTTAATAATGATGCAGTAGTAATTACAGGAATTAATACAACTACTAAATTCCTTAATGGAGTATTGCAAATAGGTGTTCGCTCAGATACTCTTACTTTGTCCAAAGATGTTGGGACTCCCTCGACAACAGGTATAGTTACTTATTTTGATGTAAATGGTTCTCTAGAATTTCCAAATATTAGAGAAAATGATATTTATCAATTAGGTACAGAAAAAATTAAGGTATTATCGGTCGATAAACTATCATCTAGAATTAAAGTTTTTAGAGAATTTGATTCTTCGGTTGGTACTTCTCATACGACATCGACAGTTTTATTTGAAAAAACAAGAAAATTTAAATTTAATTTAGAAAAAGATCCAAAGATAAGTTTTAATCTTAATAAGGAAATTTATTTCAATCCCAAGGAATCTATTTCTTTAGGAACTGGATCAGATTTATCTTTTTCAAACCCAGGAGCAGGAATAACACTCATTTCTGTACCACAAAAAACAATTTATCTGCCAAACCACAAGTTAGATACTGGAAATGAATTAATTTATTCAACCAATGGAGGATTTCCAATATTTGTTTCAGATGATAATATAACTAGTTTTCAACTATTAGATAATCAAATAGTTTATGTTGCAAAAGTTTCTGAAGATTTGATTGGCATTTCAACAAATCCAGTTGGAGTTGGATCAACAGGGTCTTTCGTTGGTATTGATAGTAGTATCAAAGCATCTACAGTATTCTTTACTAATGTTGGTTCCGGTGATAATCATAGTTTTAAAACAAATTATTCAAATACTTTAACTGGGGAGGTTATTAAAAATGTTGTTACAGTATCAACAGCAGAAACACATGGATTAAAAACTGAAGACGTAGTTTTTATTGATGCCTTTCCAGGTATTACAACTACTATTGTGGTGAAATATAACGACGAAACTAGTAGATTGCTAATTAATCCAAAATTATTTACATCTTCTGATGTTGATATTTCAAATAACACTATTTTTATAAAAAATCATGGTTATGTTACAGGGGAAAAAGTAGTTTATACGAAAGAAAACTCAACAGTAGGTGGATTGTCAAATAACGGTATATATTATATCTGTCTCTTATACACATCTCCGAGCCCACGAGACGTAGAGGAA